GTATTCCCTTTCATAAATGGATTACTCATTGCCGTCTAACCTCCTACATTTTCCATATACAAAATATTGCTCTGCTGTACTTTCATCATCCCCTACTATTGGAATTAGCATTACCTTATCTCCTACATGCCATGTATCAGTCATGATTCTAGTTTTTGTGTAATCATTATGAATAGCGTGTGTATGACTAGCAAATTCTGCATAGCCACCGCCACCGCTGCGTGGTTGTGTTTCGCTTACAATATGCCCCTTAGATTCTCTATAATGACCTTGTAACCAATATTCATCTACCCATAAAAAATTACTGTTTAACTCCATTCCATTGAACGATACCACCAAATTTGGAGGTGGTGATACTATAGTGCCAATTCCCGGCATCGCTTGCTTTCCAGCGTTTCCACCTACATCGCTCATGATACCTAATATTCCTGCATAAGGATCATTGTTTTTCTTCGGCACTTTCACCCTCTCCTTCCTCTGGTTCTCTAATGTACTCTAAATTTAATTCCATGATGTGTGTATTATTTTCAAATGTATGATTATCTGACTTAATGAAGAATACTCCTTTTAGCTGTTCTTCCTCAATTAATACAGAATACCCTGCTATACATTGCATATTACCTATAGCAGAAATACTTGATTCCATTTTGATTCCTTTGATTTTTGCTTTGGCTTTTGCCACATTATCAACAGGAAACTTGGGTTTCTTTGGTGTACTTGTACCAGTAGCCTTTTTCTTTTTAGTAGCTTTCTTTTCCTTTGGTTCTGGCTGATTTTTATAAATATCTTGGAAAATACCATACTTTTTAATTAATGCATCTTCATTATCTATTCGCATCACATTGCCTGCAGCGTCAACAGTTTTTACTCTGTTTACCATTTCCTCAATTGATTCAGAATGTGATGAACTTATTACATCGTATGTATCCCTAGCTATATACTCTTCAATGGTTGTTCCTTTTTCTACCAAATTAATTCCATCTGCTAGTAATATGGCTGTGTAATCTTTTTGAATATCAGCCTTTGTTTTCTCAAACAACATTTGAAAAACTTCTGTACATGTTTTTTTATCTGCCACAAAGTTTACTACTGTAGGTATATCTGGTAAGGTCCCTACAGGTACTTCAACCTCTGCGCATACACGCTTGAAAGCATCAACTACATTTGTAGCATTAAAAACTAAACTTACTTTAGACTTTGCTAGGTATATCATCCCATCATAACAAGTAATATCATATATATTGTCATTTGTATTTCTTTTTCTAAAGAAAACACGTCCAGTAAATATCGTTGCATTGTCTACTGTCACTTCAATACGATCACCTAAATCAATTAAATAATTCGGAAATGATATATCTTTAGGGTTGTAAGCATATGAAAACTCTAACTTTCTTGCAGCTTCTTCTCTATCACCGCTCCATGTGAACTTAGAAATAAGATGTGTAATATCTACTCTTTCATCCTTTTCATTAATATGTTCTATTAATGTAATCATAGTGGCCACTCCTTACCATTCATTTTTAATGACCGCTTAGATACTTTTAAAACTGCACCAATTGGACTTTTACCAGCTTTAACCATCATCTTATACATGTTTAATGCCTTTTTGCCTTGTTCAGCAATTGGCATTATTTTTGATACTGCCTTATTAGCTGTATCCATGAAATGTTCTTGTGGATATGATGTTACAGCTTGCTCTTCTGGTGCTTCGGCAATTCTACTATATAAGCCTGTAGTATCATTTTTTATCTCTGATGTTGGTTTTATGTACCTATATTCTTTGAGTGTCATCTCATAATATACATCACTAGTACCATCATGCTCATCATGATTAAATGCTTCAATTGTACAGTACATAGAAATTGAGGTATTTGAAATTGAAATCTTACACGGCTTACCACTTGTAGCAAATCCATCTATTTTTCTTACTAGGTTATAAGGATTTGTTTCATTCGTTTCTGACCATTCATATTTTTGTGCAGGAAAAAAGCCTTCAAACGATAATGTTTGAAGACCTCTTTTGCCTAACATATTAATTTCTCCAATTGCATTTATATTTAACGTGCTATTGTTGTATGTTCTCCCAACTTTAAATGAAGCTGGTGTTACTGGCAATACTATATTTTGTCCTGCACATGATAATGTAAATTGGCATTCTTGTGGTATTCCTTTACCTCCAAAGAAACTCATAATTGCATCAAAAAAAGACATTATACAGCTCCCTCCATTCTATTAATAGAACGTTTTTGTAATTGGTAATGAATTTGTTCTGCAATTTCAAATGTCAACTCTTCTACAGATTTTCCATCATTTCTAACATTAAGATTCGCTATATTTACATTGATGCTATTACTAGATGAACTACGTTTCCCTTGATTATATGCAGTATTCAATGACTGTGCATGCGGTATTACTTGTGCTCCACTTGGTAAGTTTACTATTTCAGCCCCTCGATCATGAATCATAGCAGGGCCACCTTTCCAGTTATCAGTCCCAGAGTATAATAACGGAATGTTTAATGGCCCAAAATGAGAGCCACCTACACCCGGCACCCAGTCTGGAATATCTACAGATATTCCATTTACACCAGAAATTAAACTATTTATTGCTGCTTTAATGCCATCTATTACCCCTGTAAATATGGATTTAATTGGTGTTACTATACCCTCAAATATTTGAACGATGCCATTCCACGCCATACTCCAATTACCAGTAAACACCCCAACAATAAAATCGGTAATACCACTTAACACACTTGTAATCCCTGTTACAATACCTTCAATTACATTTAATGCAAAAGTAAGAATCCCGGTAATTCCTGCTACCGCTACATTAAAGCCAACTACTAATGCCCCTAATGCTACTGCAAGCGGTCCACCAATCAAAACTTTAGCTACTTTACTTACAACAGTGAAAATAATATTTAAGAAAGGAGACATTAATTGATAAATTCTACCAAATGATGTAGCCACTTGATTAATTAATTTACCAAATGCACTTGCTACTTTTGATACTATAGGTTGTACTGCAACGATAATTCGATTGATTGCACCTTTTATTATGTTTACAACACCTACAAACGATTGTCCTACTCCCTCTAATATCTGTTTTACTTTGTCAAAGTTTTTGTAAATTGCTAATCCTAACAATGCAACTACACCAATTGCAATCCCTACAGGTCCTGTCAAGACTAATGGAATTAATCTCCCTATCATTGGTAATACTCTCATCACTATACTACCAATTCCACTAAAAGCTCTGGCAATACCCTTTACAGATACTTCTAATAATTTATTATTGATACTTTGTCCACGTAACACTTTACCAACATTAGCATATGTCCGCATCAATGAGCCAATTCCACTTGTAATAGGCCCTAATATTTTAGCAAAAGCAGTAAATCCTACAATACTAAAGCCTACATCAATTGCCGTATTTTTAATAGCTGGACTTAAATTAGTAAAGTATTTAGCTAGATTACCGATTGTGTCAGCCACCTTCTGTACCCTAGGCTGCAATACATCAGCAAAGCTAATAGCTAACGCCTCTACTTTACTTTCTAAATCCTTGAATGACCCAAGCAATGTTTTCTTCATTATATCTGCTTGTGCTTTAGATGAGCCTGTTGCAGAATCCATTGAACTACGCATATCATCGTATGCTTCTTTTGTAGTATTCAATACGGCAAGTAATGCAGATGTGGATTCTGTACCCGCAATGTCACCTGCTAATTTAAATTTTTCAGCTTCATTTAGCCCTTGCATTTTAGTTCGCAATTGATCATACACTTTACCAAGACCAATAAATTTGCCTTGTGAATCTGTAGTAGCAATTCCTAACTTTTGTAATGCCTCTGCAGCTTCTTTTGGAGGGTCTATTAATCTACTTAACATCATTCGTAATGCACGGCCACTCGTTGATGCCTCAATATTGTTATTACTCATGATAGCTAATGATGTAGATAATTCTTCTACAGATATTCCTAATGCAGCCGCTGGTGCACCTGCATATTGAATTGCATTGCCAAACCCAATCATATCTAATCGTGATTTGTTAGCAGCCATTTGGATTACATCGGCCATACGTGTTGCATTCTCTGCTACATTACCTTCTTGTAGTCCCCATGTATTTAATGCGCCAGATACAATGCTTGCTGTTGTTTCCAAGTTTTCACCAGATGCAACAGATGCTTCTACAATTGATGGCAATGAACTCATAATTTGATTTGCATTCATACCGCTTGCAGCTAATCCATCCATCGCTTCCGCTGCTTGTGTAGCACTTATAGGAAAATCTGCTCCTAACTGTTTTGCAACATCTCTCAATTTAATCATTTCATCATGTGTTGCTCCTGCTTTAGCACCAGCAGAAGTAACAGCAGAATCAAACCCAACAAAAGCTTTAACAGAGGCGGCGCCTATCCCAACAATAGCAGCAGATACAGGCATTAGTGCATTACCAATTCCACTAATCCCTCTGCCTATATTCTGCAGTTTTCTACCTTGCCTATCTGCCATATTAGCAGTTGCAGCCATTTGTGAATTAATTCCAGATAATACTGATGTAACACCATCATGTAAACGCATCACCAAATCAATTACTTCACTCATCCTTTTTTCGCCTCCTCTCTGTCCTTAATTTCTTGCAACATAAAAGCACGGAGAACTACACGTTCCCCATGCCCCATTTTGTGAAATTCCGATGGCATTACATCATGATTGACATACATGTAATAGGCAAGATTTACATCACCATCGGAATATATTAGTTTTTTACTTCATTAATTACTTTTTTAATAGCTTTATCGCCATATCCAGATAGAGCTAATACTTCACGTGCAATTAACTCTAATTCACCGGCTTTAAATAACTTTGTAAACAATGCCTGTTTAGATGGTACTTGGAATTTTTGTAATAATTCTTTAGCTCCGAAGTCTGGAGAAACAATACCTTCAGTTACGACAAACTGTAAAAATTGACTTTCATCAGCATTACCATCTTCAGTAGCCAACATGCGAAGGTCTGCAATACGTTTGTAACTAATTTCTTTTACAGTTACAGTAAATGGTTCATTAAAAACCTCAGATAATCGAGTAATTTCTAAGTCTTTTTTAGATACCTCTTTTAATGTATCTAAGTCTTTTTCCATTAATTTATCAATGATATTGCTCATCTATTAGTCCTCCACTTTATCAATCACGTCAAACTCTGTAAATGTAAAGTCTACAGATTCTTCTACAAGTGCGCCTACTTTCCAGTTTGCAAGGTCTAAAGAATCGAATGTAACATCATACAACGTTACAGTTTCTACACCTTTTGCATCAGGATCATCTAATTGAATTACCAATTGGCACACAGTAGCTTTACCTTTTTTTAGGTTTTCAGCCATTTTACTAATCATCAAAGAAGATACTTTGTTCATAGTTAAACTGCCTGTACCTTCATAACCAACATATTTATATTGTTTACTCATTGTCTTGGCTTTTTTAACTTCTTCTTTGCTTAATTTAATTGTAGCTTTAACGGCTGTAGCTTGTGATACCAAAGAACCATCTAACCATACTTGCCCATGAGAGCCTGTCATTACCTGTTGCGCTGCAAAATTCTCCATGTGTTCCTCCTATTAAATATTAATTGGTAATTGGATATCTTCCATTGCATCAAGCGGTCTTACTTTTGCTTTTAAGAATACAATTTTCTTAGTATCCAATTTTTTAACTTCATCATCACTCATTTTTGCTAATTCTTCTTTTGTGAATAAGCCATGGGATAATTGGTATGTTCGAACTGCTTCACAATCAATTTCGCATGTAGAGTAATCTTTTTGTAACAATCGTTCATTTTCCAATTGTTTGAAATAACCTAGAATTGCACTAATCAACAAGCATTTGTTCTCGTAATCATTTGTATATTTACCAATGTAAGAATCTTGTGCGGTTTTTCTGATATCGTCATAAATCATATCCATAATGTCTACAATTTTAATTGTTTGATATCCTTCTAGTTTTCCTTGGCTTGTTGTTACCAAAGAGTTCATGGCACGACTCATTTTAAACTTTTCGCCATCATACCAAATGAAGAATTTACCTTCATTTACCATTGTATCCATCTCATCTTGAGTATGACGGTCACAATCAATAACTTCTGTTAACGGTGCATATGTAGCACTTTGTGTCATATTTGTGCCTGCAACAAGACCTGCAATGCGTGCGGTATATTCTGCTGCTTTATACTCACGATCTGCTGTAACAACCTTAGTGTTACCAAAATTGATTACCCCTTCGTAATCTGCATTAGAACCCGGCAATACCACCTTAATTTTTTTGAATTTATTCTCACGTGCTGTTTTCACCCACGTTGCAACATACTCTAATTGAGCAGTTTCAATTGTCGGAATTGCTAAATAATCAAAACGTTCTGTTAGCATTGCTTTTAATGGTTCTTGGAATCTATCTGCACCAGCTTTATCGCCACCTTGTTGCATCATATATACAACAACTTTCAAAGGTGGTTTGTTATAACCTTTTAATGCTTTTAGGATGTAATCCTTGTTTTTATCAGATAGTTCCTCTGGAATATCATCTACTGTATATACCAAGAATGGATTTGGTAATACTTCGTGTCCATTAGTTTTTGTTGCTAGTTTATCAATTACTTGCTTTGTATCTTCTAAAATCAATGCAACAATCCCACGTTGGGAACGTTGAATGGCTTCAATACCAGCTTCAATAAATTTAACTACAACTGTAGGCATTCCTAATTTAGCCATTATTTATCCTCCACTTCTACTGTTAAT